TACATTAATACCACTAGTAGGTTGGAATAAATTAGTTCCAGTCCAAGTATTGTTAGAGCTTAATAAACCTGTTCCAGGTGTTGCCCAAGTTCCATCATTGCGTAAGAATGTTGAAGTAGAGCCTGTAGGTGCAGCAACTGTATAACTATTCCAAACTAAATTGCCACCTAGTTTTAATGGATATGTACCTGAAACAGTTACATCGCTAGGACTCAATACCATTACATCATTTGCGCCTGTACTACTTACGGATAGGTGCATATTACCGCCACTATTGTAAATAGAATTGTATTGAGATAAGTTGTACGCAGTTGAGTAAGCAGTGCCCCAAGGATTAGCTAATGTACCTAACGTCATTCCACTTGGGGGTTGAATATAACCTGTGCCTACATGGATACCACAATCAGCAATCTGTGTACCACCAGCATTGTTAAATGTAGCAATGTTACCTGCAGCAGAACCAGAGTATGCTTGTGTAACCAATGGGAAACCATCAGTAGTAGATAAAGCAAAAGTACCGCTAGATACAATAGGACTTCCAGAAACGGCCAAGCGTGTTGAGCCAGCAGATAAACCAACGCTAGTTACACCGCTTCCGCTACCGCCAGGCATACCAGGATTTAACTGTACATATTTATCAGTACCTGTTCCTAAGTCTTGAATACCGCCTGTTACGTTTCCGTTAACATCTGCACCAATAATAGCGTAATGATTGATTGTGCCCGCAGCTACTAAAATACCGTATGCTTGATAGTTATAACCAGCACCCTCCCATCCTGAGCCGTATTTACCGCCAATAACTGTAATATCACTGCAAGTACCATCAATGGCTAAACCATTATATAAAGCAGAACCTTGCATTGAATTGCTCATTACTTGGCAATTTACAAGACCAATATTGGTTGCACCTTGAAGATAAATACCGTTTTGTTTGTTATTAATTGCTCTAAAATTAGTAATAGAGAAAGCATTACATTGAGCGGCTAATTCCATACCATGATTAGTACAAGTAGAACCCCAGCAGTTAATCATATTAACTTGTTCTATTCTTCCACCATTGGAGAAGAAAGACCAACCAGTAGTTGTACAAGTATCACACAATACTGTGTCAAAAAAGCAGTTTGATACGTTTTGTGAACTTCCTGGGTAAGTAGTGAGACCTTTATTTGAAGAAATAATGTCTACAGTATCTACATAAATACCAGAACCTTGGTAAATAAAGATACCAGAGTTAGAACATGAGCCGATAACACCAGTAGAAATAAAAATGTCTTGTGGCTGTGCTCCTGCTGCACCAATTAAAATACCAAATGTGCAAGTACTGATTTCAAAGTTATCTACATAGTTTTCAAACTCTGAACCACCACCATCAAATGCAATGCCAGTATATAGTCCATAACCTACCAGAATATTAGTTGCTCGTACATTGTCACAGTTGGTAAAATGAATACCAGCACCTGCTACTTGAGATGTACTGGCTGTAATGCTCATATCTTGAACACCACCACGAGCTACGCCACCAAAAGAAATAATATCATTAGAAGCAATATAAGTACTAAGGGTTGTTGCGCCTTTACCTGCACCAGCTAATGTAATATTATTATGTGTAATGTTTAAAGTTGAAGAAACTTTATATGTACCAGCAGGGAAGTAAACAGTACCACCAGTAGAAGATAGTGAATTAATAGCTGCTTGAATAGCCGTAGTATCATCTGCACTACCATTGCCTACGGCACCAAAGTCTTTAACAGAAATAGATTCTTGTAATTTAGCTTGTACGGTTGTTGTTACAGCACCAGTAGCCCCTTCATTATAAGTAACTTGAGCAGCAGTAGGAGTAGTAGGACTTACAGATGCTAATTGATTAATAGCCCCTTGTACGTTAGTAGCTGTAACAATACCTACAGGAGTGCTAGTAATAGCGGTAGCAGGTAATGTAGTTGTAGGAGGAGTAATTAAGGCTTCCAAGCCAGCAGCAGTGATTCGTAATTGTACGTTATCACTAATACTAAATGCTTGTGGAGTAGTGCCTTCTGCGCCACGAACAACGGTTAATACATCTCCAACACGAGCAGTACACTGCACAATTTCCATTTGCTCATTATTAACAAGACTAATTAAAGTCAAATAGAAATAATTTCCTCCAGTAGGATTTGGGAATAGTCCACCTGTTCCTGCAGTAACTTGAATTACTGTATCTGTTGGTATGATAGACGCAGCTAAAGCCGTGTAAGCATTGTTTGTAAAAAGTGGAATACCCATAATTTATCCTAGTGTATATGTGTTTGGTGAATAGCCATTTACCTGTTGGCTTACATTGAATATTCTAACAAATTGGTCTGGTGCTTGAGGTCTAGATACAGGCACAGACTGATTGTCTCGAACACCCTTAACATAATCTTGTGGTTGGCGAGGTTCCCAATCATAGCTACATACGTACAAACCATCCCATCTTAGTTTTAATTGGGAAAATTTATATTTATGACCACAGGCATCGCATATTGCGTTCCAGTCGCCATTACGTAAGTAGTCTGCGTGGCCCATTATAAGCTCGTAGGTGCATATACTGGGACGTCACCAGTACAAGTGTAAGTATTGCCTTGATTGGTTGTTACAGTCATAATCAACCGATAGACAGTATCATCAAAACCACCAATAACCCTTTGAGTAGCTTTGCCTAAGCTAACGACAGGGCTTCCAGATAGAATGGCAGACGGATTAGGGTCTATACCTTGTTCTGTAACTGCTGTACAAGTAGCAGTGCTAATGGTTTCCCCAGTATTTAATACAGGGTTAAAATCGAACGAAAACAGTTCGGATTCTGTTGTGTATTTATAGCTAAATTGGCTGCTCATCTTTGAACCTTATTATTGCCTTTGTTAATCAGTACAGTTCTTTGTTTGTACAATTCTACAGCCCTATCTTTTAGGTTCGCCAAAAATGTAAATCTTACATTTGCCCCTAAAATCGGAACCAATCCAGCTATTAATGATGCTATTATATTTGAAAATGCTGTTAATAGAACAGTAAATCCTCTAGTTATTTTCACTGTAACGGTAGACACTACAACTAACATCTTTCCACGTGCTCTAGTGATAGACACTGCTGAATTAGAAAGAACTGATAAAAGTCTATAGAATGCTTTTTGCACTGCAATAGTAGCTGTCTCTGTGACAGTAATCTTAATAGTCTTTAAAATAGACTTAATTAAAGATACTGCACCAGTCACGAATACAGTTAACTTTTTACCTACAGCTTTTAAAATAGAAGCAGTAGAAGTAGACAATACCGAGATTAGTTTGCTTAGTGACAATACTTTAGTAATAGATACAATAGCAAGAGAAGTTACTGCTAGGTTTACTAGATGTTGACCTACAGTATTAAGCACCACAATAGTGTGCTCTACAACAGTAGTCATTATCTTACCAATAGACAGTTGTATAGAAACAACACTTGTGCTAGTTACAGCAAGTAATTTACCTCGTAATGTACCAATAGTAACTGCTGCTGTAGAAAGTACGCTTAAAGCCACTAAATTGGCCTTAGAAGCCGTTATTGAGACTGTGGCAGTAGCAGATACTACCAAGCTCTTTAAATGAGCTGTAATCCTTGTTATAGTGGCTACAGAGGTACTTAAAACACTCAATGTCCTCAAATAAGCTATTACACGGCTAATAGTAGCTGTAGAAGTGCTGGTAACGCTTAATGTTTTTAAATATGCTACAACACGGCTAATACTGACTGTAACAGTACTTAATACGCTCAATAGCTTCGTTACGAGCTTACTACTAAGACTCGTAAACGGAGCAGAGGATATAGGGTTATTACCGAACATTAGATAGTAATAGTTGTGCTACCAGTAGGTGTAGGTGCTGGCTGATTAGACCAAGTATCTTTAGGTTGTGGTGGGATTACCGATGTATAAGTAGGGCTAATTGCAATAGCTCTAACCTGACTTCTCCAACTAATAAATTCAGCTTGGTTAGTCAAATAAGGGTTAGATTGTTGGGAATCAGCAACGCTAGGAATCGTTGTCCAATCTGTAGAAGATAGCAATGCTTGTGCTTGTGCGCCAATCTGAGCCGCTATAGAAGCCTGATAAGCCGCTAACTGCTCTGGAGTCATATCTTGCACTTGGACTGTATAAACCCAGTCTAAAGGCTTTTCAGGGTCAGCTACAAGGATATAAGGTGCTACTGTAGTTAAGACTTGAGTAGTTTGGTCATACGGCAAATAGGTATTGACATACATACATGAGTTCTCAGCCATCCATTCAGCAGTTGGGCCAGAGCTAGGAAAAGAAGTATTTGGAAACAGAGCTTGGTAATCACCAACTTGTTCTACTGTTTGTCCATTAACGATTGCGATTAACATAATTATTCCTTAGTAAGTCGGTAAAGATGCTGTTGGTACTGTGTAAGTTGTGCCTGTATATCTAGCGTAACCTTTAGTGATTCGTAGGTCATCAACATAACCATCTAACCAGTCTGCACTTCCAGTTGAGCCAATGTAAACAGGAGTTGCAGAAGGAGATGTTGCAGCTATTGACCCAGTTCCTACTCTACTTCCATTGGCGTATAAATTAACAGTTCCACCACTTCTTACCCATGCTATATGAGTCCAAGTAGATAAAGGAATTGTTCCAGAAGGGCTATTCACACCACCTGTACCATTATAATAAGATATTTTTCCAGGGGCAGAGCCATTTCCACCAATATCACAATTTTGATTGTTTCCTGTTGGGAAAAATAACCTAGCTTGTGCAGTTGATTGATAAGAGTTTAAATAAACCCAACATTCAACAGTAAAGTCACCACCATCTAAAGCGTATTGTGGAGAAGAAGGTAAATATAAATCATCGGTTGTGCCATTAAACTTTAAACTCCCTGTCCCATACTTCTTAACACTTGTGCTTACTTGTGCAGAGCCTACTGTTTGTAGGTCGTTTTGCATAGCAAGGTCAGGGATGCCAGCGTTAGTCATGCTAGTAAGAAGCTGAGTGTTTGTAATAGCTGTTAATGGCGCTGTTGGCGGTGTAAAGTTTGAATTGTAAATGGCAGAACCAGTTACTCTTAAATTAGAAATGTACCCTGGAAAACCCCAACTACTTCCACCGCCAGAATCTCCGCCAATCGTATATGTTGCAGTTCCACTATAGCTATTAGAGCCTGTTGCAGTGCCTATAGACGAACCATTTATATATATGGTATATGTTGTGCCATTGCGAACTGCTGCAAGATGATACCAAACACCAGCAGTCGGTATCCAAGTTACAGATATTTGATTTGCAGTTCTATCGCTTAAAACAAGTTTATTTGCGCTATAAGTTCCGCCATCATAATAAAAACTTGGAGTGTATGATGCTTGACCATCAATAATGCCTACTGCGTTGCTTGGTACAGAAGCGAAATTAACCCAACATTCAATGGTAAAGTTTCCAGTACCAAACGATAAAGCTGAAGTAGAAGGTACAGTTAATGAACTACTTCCATCAAAGTATCCACTTCCACCTATTACGCTAGTAGAGTATGGTGCTGTTGGGTTAAATGGTGAGAAGCGTTGGACAGCTAAACCACTATTAACAACGGATAATGCAATGTTATTTGTGCTGTTATCAATAAATCGATTTGATTGGCAAGTAAGTAAAGATGTGCCAGAAACTGCTGTTAGCGGAGATGTTGGAACTGTAATTGTGGTGTTGCTGTATCCGTATACATCAGTACCTTTAACAATTCTCATATTGCTTATGTAACCAGTAAATGGATTTACACCGTAAGGAGAGTATGCTGTTGCACCAA